CGCCCAGTGCTGAGTAAGCAGCAAGCAAACCGTATTCATTGAGTTCATAACCATTGATAGGTGTACCAGTGGTTGTGTTGTAGAAGAAAGGCACACCGTATGTGGCTGCCAAATCACGTTGACTAGTGATCAAATAAGTTTTGTTAGCGTTTGCAGCAGTGGTTCCAGCTGCCACAGTGATACCGTCACTAGAAACTTTGTTCTGTGCGGTTGCTACTACAAAGTAGGGAACTGTGTTAACTGCTGAAGGGATGTACTGACTTTCGTCAATTACTGTTACTTCTACGCCGGGAGAGATTAGAGCCATCTTGTGGTTTCCTTTTCAAGTTGTAGATATTTATGGGTATATTGAAAAAACAGTGTTCTACACCACCCTTTGCAAAGGTCCGCCAATAAATACCCCATGAAAAGACCCACTTGTTCAGCTTGTAATCAACGTCCTTGTGCCGTAAACTATCACCGAGACAATATCACACACTATCGAAGCAAGTGCGAAAACTGTCTGCGCAAGAAACGTGGTTTGCCCAAAAGAAAACCCAACTGGGAGACAGCTGGGTACAAACGTAAAATGCAGTGTGATCGCTGCGGATTCAAAGCCCGATATTCAGCACAAATGCTGGTATATCATGCAGACAGCAATCTCAACAACTGCGAACCTAAAAATCTCAAAAGTGTGTGTCGTAACTGCGAAGTTGATTTGTCAAAGTCTGATTCTGTATGGCGACCTGGTGATCTGCAACCAGACGTGTGATCAACTCAACTGTGTTGCGTTGCAGATCTGCTAGTGTACCGTTGTTGTCAATCACATAGTCGGACATCCAGGGCTCCAGAGTCATGCTGCTCTTGTCTTCCTGGGGCAAATGATCACTACGATCAACCCAGATAGCATAGTCAAACACTCGAGTATTGCGCATGGCATGAAATTCACCTTTGTTTCTCAGGCCACAGTAGATTGAATTTTCAGCAAAAATCTCACGTCCCAATCTAGCATAGTCATCTTTGCAGTAATCATGAATCATGTCATACCATTCGGCTCTGTGATTGTGCCGATCCAGAAAACACTGCTCGTAGGTGGTGTATCCATACTTGTGTTTGAGTTCAGCATAGATAAACTTTTCAGCACAAAAGTCTGAACTGGAACGAAAAGAGTATGCAAATTCTTCACGTAATATGTCGCACACTGTGTCTTTGCCGTGGCGAGCATTGCCAATGATCAATAATTTAGGTAGTGTTTTCATTTGATAATTTCCTCAAACCATGCTTTGCAAGCGGGCCAGTCTCGATAAATGTGTGCCTGGCCCCCAGCCTTGATCCATTCTTCACAGTTGCTGGTGCGATCATCGATCAAAATATCAGTGGGGTTTTTGCAGTGACGCCACTTGTCAAAAGAAAAAGGACCAATTGTAACCGGAACATCCGCAAAATGTTCCTGTGCCCAAAACACTTTGTCGCTCACAGCAAATGGCATGGAGTAGTCGTGTGGCAATGCAGTCAAGAACCGCAGGTGACCGTTGGTGCTTTGTGTAAGATTTCTACAGTAATCAACTAGTTCATGTGCGCCATCTTTCAAGGGCAAAGAGCGATAAAAATGTGTGTCAGATTTGAGTTTGTCCCAGTCTGACTGCGGAATACGCTCACTTGTTTCATGATTCCATCGCATTTTTAAAAAGTCCTGTGCATGAGCCATCCAGTCTGCTACCACATCATCCATGTCAAGATAAATGTTCATTTCAATGCCTTTACGTTTAGATGTGTTAATGTGTGTTGCAACATACCAATTTGTCTGCGACAGTCTTCAAGAGCATGGTGGCTAGTTGGAGGTATTGGCTGATCAGGCCACAAGCTGAACACTGTGCGACTGTCTCGCACCATGTAGTATTTCCAAGGCAGGGGCTTGTTGTAGCTCTTGTAGGCATGCTCAAGAATATTCATGTCATAATTTGGACCTTGTGCCCAAATCATCTTGGTGTTCCAAATTAGTCGGCCTAATCCGTCTAGTGCTTCGTCTAGTGGAATTCGATCTTGTTCTCCAAATGCTTCTTCTCTAGCGTGTTCAGGTTGCGTTGCCCACCATGCAATAGTGTTATCATCAATTACACGATTTTCCTGACTTTCCAGGGTAACTCTAGCATAGTAAGATTGCTCATAGAAGCCTTTGCCAAACGGATCAAACGCTTGTGCGGCAATAGTGAGGATAGTAGTGTCTGGGCCAGTTGCCAGTCCTTCTAGGTCAATCATTAGGTGCATACTGCAAGTATAGCACAATCACTGGGTCATGTCAATGCCCATTTGTTCCCGAAACCAGTCAATCATGGCGTTTCTGGTAGGATGATATTGGTCACCTTCCAGTTGTTCTCGACGCATGGCCCATTCGTAAGGATTGCTGTTCATGTTGAACTTGCTCCAATCTACCAGTTTGTCCAAGGGTGAGCTGTGATCCAAAATTCCATGTGCATGCTCTTGTTGTCGACCCACATCACCGTGAGTGGTATTGTGTATGAATGCCATTTGATGATCAATGCCACGAGCCTTCAGCAAACTTTGCAGTGCTACAATGCTGATCAAGGTAAGCTCGCTTAGGTATTTGCTGTTGGGCTCTGATCCCAGATACTGTGCCCGCATGAAGATCTGCACAGGTTCTGGCACCGCACCAAAAACGCCTGTTCCCAAAAAACCGCCTGAATGATACCAGGCCATGCTGCCAATGTTGCAGCTGGCTACCCAATCACCTTCGGGGTTGTTGTGCTGTGTGCGTTGCAGTTCTTCGCTGACCGGAAAGTCTATTCTGTTGATGCCAGACCATAACACTATCACACGGTCATAATCTTCCTGGGCCAACTGATACATTGCTCTAGCAGCAATGGCTTGATTGCCTGTGCCTGGGCTGGCCATCACATGGTATTTTGCGGCGTTTATACCCATGTCTCCAGCATACCGCGCCTGCAGCCTTGACATAAAGCTGCAACCAATCATCAATGTCTGTTTGTTAGCCAATTACAAAGGTCAATGGCTGCGCACCATCTACATACAATTTGAGTTGTTCTAGCAGTGCATCCATTTGTGTTTGTGCTTCTGCCTTCATTGCAGCACCGTTTAAACTGCCTCCGCCCTGCGGGCCAGCAATGGTGGCAAATTTTTCACGGGCTTCACCAATGATCATTTTGGAAACAGCAACCATGTAGTCGCGGATCCATTGTCCAGTTTGGTGATCGGTCAACAACTGAATTTCAGGCTTGAGCTGGTAAGCCCAAAGCAGCACATTTTCGCCAGTGCCTTTTGGATCTCGTATGAGCTGTAGCTTCTTGGTCACAGGATTCCAGGTGTAGTTCATGAATCCACCAAACATCTTGGCAGCTAGTTCTACGTACTGTGAATAAAAATCATAGGTAGCAAGTCCACCGGCCACGTTGAAGTTCATGAGATACACGTTGATGCTGGCCTGTGCAAATGGATCAAAGTTTGAAGCAAACGGTCCTGTGGCATCACCAAATGTTCTGCGAAAGATCTGACGCACACTTGTGACTTCTTGCGGCAATGTGTAAATGTTTACGTCACGAATCAATTCCATAAAAATGTAAGCTTCTTCGTAGGCAGCATTGCTTCGTTGGCGAAAAGTGCCAATGGTCTTTTGGTATGCAGCTTCAAAGTGCGCAGGGTCTAGTTCAAGATCAATGATCTGATTGCCCAGCAGCAAGCCCACATAATCAATAAGATCTTGCTTGAGCTGGGGTAGTGTATTGTCGGCCATATAGGGAACTCCGTTCCCTATATTTAGCTCACCAGGCTTTGAGAACCATTAGGTTTTCGGTGCCGCGACCGTTGAACCCTGTTTCAGTAGTGGTTAGATCTTTGTAGATCTTTCTAGCAGCTGGCTTGCCTGCGGCCTGCATGGCTTTGACAACTTCTGCAGGTTTGCGCACAGTCTTTTGCATGCTCTCCGACACACTGAATCCAATGATGGAATTGCTTTTTATAGTGAACGATCCTGCATGCGAGTCTGCCACAACGTGTATCAGCTTGCGCTTTTTGGTGTCATACAGCCAGGCTTCTGTTTTTTCTATCAGGCTTGCGGCAGGCAATCCCTTGAGTTTGAGATCAGCAAATTCCATTGAGACCTTGAACTTGGCTGCACGTTTTTCAGGCGACACCGCTTTGACTGCACGTGGCTTGCGCTCAACCTTTTTAATCTGCACATATGCGCCGCAGTCGTTGATCACAGTTTCGCAAAACTTCAACACATTTCGTAGCTGAATCTTGCTGAGATATCCGTAACCTTCTACCAGTTGTGCGTCTTTGCCTTTGGCAACTTCTTCAAATTCGGCCTGCTTGCGTTTCCAAATATCAGCCAAAGAACTTACCATTTGTGGTGCCACATTCATGCCACGGATCAACATAATTGGCTTGTAGTCTGCACTCATTTTGGCGCCGGCCAAGATAAACTCATCAAACATGCCGTCCAGTTCTCCGGCACACTCGCTTACTTTTTCACGCAGGCGATCCTGAATGGTCAGTCGTGCTATCACAGGTTCTGTGGATTCTACTGAAACTTCTTGTTGCTTAACTGCAACCAGTTCTGCCAGCATGTTGTCTAGTTTGATTTGTTCATGGTCAGACAGTTCTAGTCCCACCATGCTCATTCTGCACAACCATCCAGCAGTTAGTCGAATGTCTGAATCGGATACACCTTTGAGAGCACGAACATCTGCTTTACGGCCATGCAGTTCCAGATAGTTCACAATCATGTCACGAGCATCTTTTTTGCCGTAAAAGTAATTGTACCAGGAAAAGGCAGCGGTCATTTGACTGGTTCTATTGCTGACGGGCTGTTCGCGCCAGACAGGCTCTGGTCCCATGACATTGGTGTCTGCACTACGTGGATTCAGAGGTTTTACGGGTTTGTTTGCTACAGCAGATTTCACAGTGGCTCCTTTAATCATATCAGTAATTATAGCAGATTATCCATTTTTGGTCAAGTTAGTAGAAAGTACTACCAAAGTGGCATCTGCTTCATTGCGGAATGTGATCCAGTACGGACGGTACCCATCTACCCGGCCATGCCCAAAGTAACTGTACCATAGATCATGCCGCTGCCAGCCGCCATCGCCCAATTTCTTCTTAGTGGCTGTTTCGTATGGTGCAGATTCAGTGTAGCTAGGAAATCTCAGGCCCACAGTGTGTCCGTGTTCTCGGAACTGGCGAAATCTGCGGTTTAGTTTGACTACTTTCATACAGCTATTGTAGCACTTGTTGATTTATCGGTCAACCTGCCCATAAATACAATACTATGCCAAGACTTTCCATGTGGCGTCCCAATCGGACCCGAGATTACCAATACCTAGATAGAATCATCAGCGAACGCTACACTGTGGGTGGTCTGGACATGTTTGTCCACAAATATATGGGGCCACAAACTGGTGGTGAGGATTCTACATTGAGTGGCAATGCTGATGCTACTCAACCCGTTTACGAAACTCTGAGTCCACTAAACATCCAAGATCTGTTGCTGTTGGAAAACAGAGATCGTGTGTATGATCCAGATATCTATGTCATGCGCGGTGTGTACAACACACAGGACGTGGACTTTGACCTGACTCAATTTGGTTTGTTTTTGAACAACGATACCTTGTTTATCACATTTCATTACAATGACATGATTGACTCTTTTGGTCGCAAGCTCATGAGTGGCGACGTGATTGAAGTTCCAAACTTGAAAGATTACAATCCATTAAATTCAGCACTGCCAGCTGCACTGCCCAAGTACTATGTGATTCAAGATGCTGCGTATGCTAGTGAAGGTTTTTCTGTTACTTGGTTGCCGCACTTGTGGCGTGTGAAAGCAACACCACTCACCGACGCACAAGAGTACAATTCTATTACCAAAAAACCGTTTGTGAGCGAACAAATCTGGGACAATGGCAATTACTATCCTGCTGGAAGTATTGTGAACTACGGCAACACTTATTATCAGGCCAAGATCAACACTCCAGCTGACATAGCCATCAACAATACCACTTACTGGCAAGAATACACACCGCCTACCATTGCAGATGTGCAAGGCACACGCACCAAAGATGAAGAGATCAATGATGCTATTCTTACTCAAGCTGACGTTGAAGTGCCATTGAGTGGCTACGACACCACCAAGTTCTACATTGTGCCAACACTGCTGAATGATCAACCTGCACTGGCCGAAGGCGCTAGCTTGACAGCAGACGAAACAACCACAGTGGACGGCACACAAGGCGGTCAAGCCACTAGTCCACGAGCCGAAGGCTACACTCTGGGCTACCTAACAGGCAGCGACGACATTGCACCCAATGGATTACCTGTTACTCCGGGCGTGGCATTCCCTCCCAATCCTGTGGCCGGGGCATATGTGTTAAGATTGGACTACAAACCCAATCGTTTGTTTAGATATGACGGCATCCGCTGGGTCAAAATTGATGACAGTGTACGCACTGACCTCAACAATGGACCAGACAACAAAACATTGCGTTCTAGCTTTGTGAACAACACAGCTACAGTTAACACTACTGATCGTGGGCCTATGCCAAGTCGTCAGAGTCTCAGTGAACTGCTCAAACCCAGAGCCGACAACGGCGGTTAATCATTATGGCACAACAATTCTTTTATGACGAACAAATTCGTCGTTTCCTGTTACAGTTTACCAGGATAGTTTCAAACTTCCAAATTGAATACGGACGTGAAGCCAATTCTGATCAAGCGGCTCTTTTGCGTGTGCCTGTTCGCTACGGTGATGCTAGCCGTAATGCACAAACAATTATTCAGGAAAATTCTGCCAGCAGCATGCCCAGCACACCGCTGATGACATTTTACGTGTCTAGTCTGGATTATGATCGACCAAGAATGCAAGAACCTTATCATGTGAGCAAGGTCAATGTTCGTCAACGCACCTACGATCAGGACACTGAGACCTACGAGACCACACAAGGCAACGCATTCACAATTGAACGGCTGATGCCTGTGCCTTACAAACTGGGTATCACCTTGGATATCTGGACCAGCAACACCAATCAAAAGATGCAGTTGTTGGAACAAATGCTTACCTTGTTCAACCCTAGCCTGGAAGTGCAATCCACTGACAATTATATTGACTGGACCAGCCTGAGTATAGTAGAATTAGACTCAGTACAATGGACATCAAGAACAATTCCCATGGGCACAGAAAATCCAATTGACATTGCCACTCTCAAATTCAGTCTTCCAATCTGGATCAGTTCACCTGCTAAGGTCAAGAAACTGGGTGTGATTGAGCGTGTGATTGCTAGCATGTATGATGCGCAAGGAGACCTACAAGATGCTGTGACCAACAATGATTTGCTGCTGGGCACCAGAGTCAAAGTCACGCCTTACAATTACAAAGTTGTGCTGATTGGTAATAAACTGCAATGCCTGCAAGAACGTGCCATTGTGGATCAGTCTAACAGCAGCCTCGTACCGCCTGACCTGGTATCTACCAGCAACTTGCAATGGCCAGCGGTGGTCAGTGTGTATGGTGTTTTGCGACCTGGCATTAGTCAAATCAGATTGGAACAGCCCGACGGCACTGAAGTAATTGGTACAATTGCTCTGGACCCCAATGATGAACGTTTTATGTTGTTTGATGCAGATCCTGATACTGTGCCTCAAAACACACTGGCAGCAATTGATGCTGTGATTAATCCACAAGCCAGTGCTCCGCTAGACGGACTAGACAGTGCGCTGGAAGGACAACGATACCTACTGACTGAATCCACCGGCAGCGCTGACAATCAATACAATGCCACCGCTTGGGTTGGCGCCAATGGACGACCACTCATAGCAGAAGCCAATGACATCATTGAATATTCTGGCAACTACTGGCAAGTGGTGTTCAATGCCAACACCATGCCAGCAGGACAATATGTCACAAACTTGACCACAGGAGTACAGTACAACTGGACTGGTGAAATGTGGATCAAAAGTTATCAAGGTATCTATCCCGGCGGCGAATGGAGCATTGTTCTTTGAAAGCAGTGGGAGTTTGGTTTAGATCAAAAAGTACAGGTCGTTACTTGTACCTGCTGCGCAACGACAACAAAAACCCTGGCGCCTGGGGCTTGCCAGGCGGCAAAATAGAAACTGGCGAAACACTCTTGGGTGGCATGGAGCGTGAGTGTATTGAAGAACTTGGCAGTTTTCCCACCTACGAAAGACTGGTGCCTTTGGAAAAGTTCACTTCAGCTGACAGTGCATTTGAATATCACACCTGGGTTTGTGTGGTGGCCAATGAGTTTACCCCAGTGCTCAATCACGAGCACCTGGGCTGGGCCTGGATAGATGCTGGCACATGGCCTCGTCCCATGCATCCTGGACTGTGGAACACTGTGAACATTGAAGCGGTACAAAGCAAAATCCTGTTGCTTGAACAGGACTTTGCAACTCGTTAGGCCTGGCTTTCCTGGAACTGTACCTGGATCTCGCCGGTTGCATTGGCTGTTTGTAATGCAGTGATCTGAATTGCTAGCACTTCGGGACCGTTGGGATATGTTCCTGTTCCGGGAACTGCACTGGTACCAATTTGTTTGACTGAGCTCAGGTCCAGCAAACCAGAGTTTGTGGTTGAAATTGGAATAGCAAACAGTCGTTCGCCTCCGGCCAATTCTGTGGTAACAGCAGCCACTGTCAGTGCCAGGTCATTGGTTGTAGTTGTGCCGCCTAATGCATTGCCAAGAATCTTTAAGGTATCTCCAACTGCATACCCTGTACCAGCAGCCTGCACAGTGATTTGTACAGTGGTATTGGTATAAGTTGCGCCGGTGCTAGTGAGTTGCACAGTTAGGTTGGCACCCGAACCTGAACTTGAAACAACAACTGGTGTCAGGTTTGCAAATGTTTTTGCGCTGGCAGACACAACTTTAACGCCACTCTTGGTAAAGCCACCAGTTGCACCAAATACAGAACTGGTCAGGCCACCTGTGGTTTCACTGGTGTATCGAGGTGAAGTTGCAAACTCTGTAAAGCTAGGTTGGAAACCGCCGGCCAAGTTGTTGAGTCCAGACCAAGAAGTGTTGGCACTGTCAATGTTGTTGGGATTCAAAATACCTTCAATCAAGAAGCGACCAGCTGTGATGTTGATCACCATTTCGGTCAATGACAACTGAGCGCGGTTGATCAGGTCGCGATCGCCCAGGGCGCCAATAATACTGTTTGACACACTGGGTGCAAGTCGCATGGCAAACACAGTTTGTTTGGCGCCAACTGTGGCAGGCAAACCGTAATTGCTTCGGTTGAATGTAAACTGATAGCCTTGGTCGTTGTCAAAACTACCGTCCATGATCACTGAACTACCCCAGTGGTTGACCACCGGAGTACAAGTGTTGGATATCAATATCACACCAGTATTGTCAGCATGGCTGGCAGCAGCGCTGGATGTAAAGCTGCGACTCTGACCTTCCACCCACTGAACAAATGTTGCCGCTCGAGTGCATCCTGTTAGATTGTTGCCTGTTTTGCCTGAATACTTGATCACTTCAGAATCAATCATCACAAACACAGGATAAGTTACACTGGCAGCAGGATAGTCTGTGGCGTCACGCAAGGTAATTGTGGTAACCGAAGCGTCAATGGCACCATCCAGGCTTGACACTGGAGTTTCGTTGATGGCTTCATATCGTGCAGGCAAGTTACCCGAACGCATGTATGCTTCATTGTTGCGGTTGTTGTTGGGAATACGGTGTCCCATTATGAAATCGCCATTTTGTCCGCGAACACCAAACTGAACATAACCAGCACCGTACCAGCTGTATTCAACCATCAACATCTGCATTTTGCTTGTGTCAATAGTGTATCCGCTGACTCCAGTGCCATCTAGTGGATCAATGTTGAAATTGGCCTGTCGAATACGTTGTTCGTTGCGCAGAGCCATTTTCACGCGGTTCTGATTGTTTATGCCACGGAACGGAGGAACCACAGTCATGCGGTTCTGATTCAGCACTGATGTCACGGTGTGAGTCATGCCTTTGATCACTACCACGTCACCGTTGTTGACTTGATCTTGAAATCTGCAAGTGCCGTCGCCGGTCACAAGATTGGAGCCTGCCCCGACACTGACCAGGCCAGCCAGTTGGAATGTACTGGTGCGCTGTACAACATTGAGACTGATACCGTCTGCTTCCCAGAACAGGCCATTTTGATCATCAAAAATGCCAGCACGAATTGCACTGCCGTGCCAGCCAGTTACATTCAAACGTGGTTGAGTTCCCAGTTCAGGGGTAGTACTACCCAGGGTGCCTTGTGCTTGTACCACAAAGCTAAGGTCACTGGTGATACTGGTAACAATGTATCCAGAGCTGTCGTAGCCACTAGTAGTCACTCCCGAGATGGTCACTGTGGCTCCTGCATTAAGTCCGTGCTCAAAGTCTGTTGTCACAGTAATATTGCTGTTGGCCACTGTTCCGTCAGCGGACAATGCAAATATGTCAAACGTTGGTTTGAGCATGGTACCTGATGAGAACAAGATACCTTTACCAGATTGGTAACGAAAGTATTTCTTGGTCTGACGCACTGCGGCTGCACCACGTGTGGGCGAACCAGAACTCATGATAACACCACCGTCAAACGGTCTTGGCAAGAACGTTGCGTTTGACCGCACATTGATTATGCCTGCCAAGGAACCGCTGACCGCTGCACCTGTTTTGGCAGTGTAGGTAAATGTTGTTGTGCTGGGCACACTGATTAGAAAAAAGCTGCCTTCAGCATAGGACTGATTGCTACCTGAACTTAGATTTACCAGGATGGGTGTGCCAGGCACTAGACCGTGAGCATATGTTGTGGTCACTGTGATGGTGCTGGGATTGCCGCCGTCACTGGTAATGGACGCAATGTCAAGATCAGCACCGGTATATGCAAATGCTTGACGAATACTGGTATCAGTTTGATTGAGTGGATATCCAGCGGCAAGACTTGGGCTGCGACGAGGATAGTAACTAAAATTGTCAGTGTTGG